GTGATGCAGCATCTCTTACCGTTCCAACAGACCGTACCTTCAGGGGTGCTTGGCAGTTCAATGGTGATGCTATTGAAGTAGACATGGCAGCGGCTGTGGCAATCCACAAGGACAACCTACGGGCAGAACGTAAGCCACGTCTGGCTGATCTGGATGTACAATACATGAAGGCTCTGGAGGCTGGCTCTGGTGCGGCTGAGATTGCAACCCAAAAGCAAACACTGCGTGACATTACAAATGACGCACGTATTGCAGCGGCAGCAACACCTGATGAACTCAAGGCATTGGACTTGGCTACCCTGTTGGGAGAATAAGCTATGAGCAAGGCAAGACAACTTGCAAATCTTGGTAACGTCTATGACGATGGTGCCTTGTCACACCGCCGCATGACGTACAACGGCGCAATGAATGTTTGGCAGCGTGGCACCTCGGATGACACTGCAACGTCAGGCGATTATATGTGTGATCGTTGGAAAGTAGGTCATACTGGCCTTGATGGCAATGTTGATTGGGATCAAGAAACATCTAGCACACCAGATGGATTTGCCTATGCATTGAAAATATCTACAGATGCTTCGGAGACATCTTTAGATGCGGCTGATGTTTTACAAGTCATACAAAGATTTGAGGGCCAAGATTTACAGCATTTGCAAAAGGGTACATCTAGCGCAAAAAAATTAGCTTTGTCTTTTTGGGTTAAATCGTCTGTAGCTTCGACTTACACTGTTGATTTAAAAGACAATGATAACACAAGAACAATAGCAAAAAGTTATTCAATAAGTACCGCTGATACTTGGGAATATAAGACGCTTGTGTTTGAGGGTGATACATCTGATCCTCTAGATAACGATGCAAACCGTAGTCTTGATTTGCGCTTTTATATTGATGCGGGGTCAAATTTTACAAGCGGAACTTTTGCTACAGCATGGCAAGACGAAGTTGATGCAGATCGTGTCTACGGCACCACAGGCTGGTTAGAGAGTTCAACTCCTACGTTCTACCTCACAGGCGTCCAGCTAGAAGTAGGCGACACAGCCACCCCCTTCGAGCATCGGTCATACGGGGATGAGTTGGCGAGGTGCCAGAGGTATTATGCAGAAACTGGTTTTAATGTTGAAGATTATGCTGCGGCAGGGGGGGAGTACTACCATGACCCTGTATATTTTCCTATGTCTATGAGAACAGCCCCTAGTGTTACTATAGTGAATGGTAATGTTACTAATATAAATAGCACAAACGCTTACGACACAGACTTAACAAGCCTTAGAGTTGAAATACAATCTACTAGCAGTGGGCGTACTTTGAATCTAGGCGGTACTGTTAAGCTAGATGCGGAGTTATAACAATGAATGAAATGAGCATTGAATCGGCAGCTTACAGAATAGACTCTATAGGCAACAACTCAGGCATCAAAGCCACCATCGACGGGCAAGAGATATTCGTCCCTCTAGACCCCAGCAACCGCCACTACGCAGAGATCATGCGGCAGGTTGAGGCTGGGACGCTTGTGATACAAGAGGCTGACTGATGAGCAGAACCCTATCAACTGGTGTTACAGCCAACTTAGAAGATGATGTAATCTATCCCTTCTTTGCGGTAGAGTTAGACTTTGATGATGGTACTTTTGTTGCTGCTGACGGATCAACAAATGACCGTATCCTTAGATTATGGACTGGCTTTGGCACACTTGTATACGAAGGTGACAGTTACTTTGGTACAGGTAATATGCTTAATATATCTGATGTCGAAGAGACTGCAGAAATAGCTGCTAAGGGTATCACTCTTACTTTAAGTGCTGTACCTAGTGAAGTAATATCTCTTGCTCTTACCGAACCCTATCAAGGTAGAAATTGTACGCTTTATTTTGGGCTATTTCAAAAAAGCGCCTTAGTCACACAAGATAGTACTGAAACTTCACTTATTTATATTGTTAAGCAAGATGGCGGTAAGATCATGCTAGAGCGTAACAAGACAAGTTTAACTGAGGTATTTAGAGGTTACATGGACCAAATGAATATTAATGAGGGTCCTGATACTAGCACAATAGAGCTTACTGCTGAGAATAAACTTATTGACTTGGAAAGAGCTAGGGTTGGTCGATTTACATCAGAATATCAAAAATCAATTTATCCAACCGACAAGGGTTTTGACTTTGTAGAAAGCCTACAGGAGCAGAAATTAGTCTGGGGCCGCGCTGGTGTTTAGCTACCAACAAGAACACTTACGTGTTGTAGAAGATAATATACACCTTCCTCAAAGTGATTGGGAAGAGATAGAACATGCAAAAGATGTTCGTAAGTTCGACCCCGATTGGGAAGCTCTTTATGAATTAGAAAAAGCTGGTATATTAAAGGTATTTACGGTTAGACATAATGAAAAGCTGGTTGGTTACTTTGGTGCTGTTGTTACCCCTAGTCTGCACTGTAAAGGTCTCCTACAAGCCTATGATGATGCAATTTTCTTGCACCGTGACTATAGAAGAGGTCTTACGGGTTATAAACTATTTAAGTTTGCAGAGAAGTGTTTAAAAGAAGATGGTGTTAAAGTGTTGCTTGTCACTACAACTGAGAGAAATCCCATAGGCCCACTTATGAAAAGACTAGGCTACAGCAAGACCCAAACCACTTACGAAAAGGTTTTGTAAGATGCCAGTAACTGTCGGAGCAGCTATTCTTGGGGCATCTGCACCTCTTATTGCTCAGTATATTGTTGGGTATGCTGTTACTACAGCTTTGACAAGTACTGCGCTCTATGCACTTATGCCGAAACCTGATACTCCAGAGCCTAACTCTAATTCCGCTAATAGGGGTTATCAAATTTCCACTAGGGCGGCTGCTGCAAATCATCAGGTTGTATATGGTCAGACAAAAGTAGGTGGCGCTGTTGTATATGATGATGTCTCTGGTGTAAACAACAAGGTACTACACAGAGTAATTGCATTCACTGGACATGAGATTGAAGAGTTTACCACATTTTATTTTAACAATGAGGCTTTAACCCTTACAACAGACACTGATGGTAATGGGGATACATACTACAAGCCCACTCAAGCAACTGGTCCATCAGGTGCTGTTCATACAAGATATAATGATTTTACAAGGATATACTTTCGTAAAGGTGGCTCAGAGAATAATACAGCAATTGCAAACCTGATTTCTGAGGGCGATGGTTGGACACAAGATCATAAGTTACAAGGTGTAGCCTATGCTTATGTTAGACTAGCTTTTGACTCTGATTCTTTCCCTAACGGTGTACCAGAGATGTCATGTCTCATTAAGGGTAAAAAAGTTTATGACCCTCGTACATCCACTACAGCTTGGTCTAGTAACCCCGCCCTTTGTATTAGAGATTACTTGACGGATTCAAGCTATGGTCTTGGAGAAAACTCTAGTTCTATAGATGATACGCAAGTCATCATTGCGGCAGATGTATGTGACTACAAAAATTATGATGTAAACGATTCTGATCCTGCATCCACTAAAACAGGCGGCATTAGATTTAGTCTGAATGGGTCTTTTACAACAGCAGTAACTCCATATTCTCAACTAATGGAAATGTTGGGATCTATGGGTGGTATGTTGTGGTACAGCCAGGGTAAGTGGCGCATGAGACCTGCCCATTATGTTGCCCCTACAATTACATTCACAGAAGATGACTTAAGATCGGCTATTAATATTTCCACTAGGCATAGTAGAAGAGACAACTTTAACACTGTTAAGGGTGTGTTTAGAGGGCCAGCAACCAATTATCAACCTACTGATTATGCGGAAGTAACGAATAACGCATTTCGTGTAGCTGACAACAACCAAATAAGCACATATGACTTAAACCTGCCATATACTGAAGACTTTGATATTGCACGAAGGGTTGCTTTAATAACCTTAGAGCGTAATCGCCAACAACTTACAGTGCAAGCTGACTTTGGTATGAGAGCATTTCAAGTACAAGTTGGGGATATAGTAAGACTGACAAACTCTAGATTAGGTTTTTCTAGTAAAGAGTTTGAAGTCATGCAATGGTCCTTTGGACTAAAGGAGGATAGTGATTTAAGGGTCTCTCTAACTCTTAGGGAAATATCTGAAAGTGTATTTGATGACATATCTGATGGTCAAATCTATGAGCGTGATAACACTAACCTCCTCAGCCCCTTTGAAGTACCACCTGTGGCTATTGCGGCTGCTAATCAATATGGTGGAGAGTTTAAAGTTGTAAGTGAGAAGTTATTACGTGAGTTACAACTTGATGTCACTGCTGCTGATCCTTCTAGGATTGATCGTGTAGAGGTACAATACAGACCAGCAAGCACTGGCGATTATCTAAACATTGGCACAGGTGGTCTTGGTAGATACAGCGTCCTTGATTTAGATGAAGGTAATTATGATGCCAGAGTAAGAGGTATTAATACTTTTGGTGTTAAAGGCGAATATAGCTACTTATTAAATTTCTTGTTGCAGCCTTTAGATAGTCCACCAGCGGATGTTGATAGCAATACTTTTACATTTGAAGTATCGCAGGGTACAATATTCTTGCAATGGTCTGCTATCTCTGATCTTGATCTATCTTATTATCAAATCAAGTATTCATCAGACTTAACCACAGCCTCTGTGAGTGATGGAAATACTTTGTGGGGTGGTAACTCAAATATTCTTGTGCAGCGCGTTGGTAGGCCAGCAACAAATATCTCTGTACCAGCTAGGTCTGGAACTTATCTGATAAAAGCATATGATAAAGCTGGCAATGAAAGTGATAATGTTGGTTATGTTCTAGTTCCTGCTTCTGCCCTTCCTGTTCTTGGCAATACTATTACCCAAACAGAACATTCAGCGTTTGTTGGGAATACTGGAATAAGCAATTCAAATATTCAAGTTGACACTGCCCCAAGCCCTGATGAGCTAAGAATAAATGATACTTCTGGCGCAACTCCTACTGGCATTTATTACTATGGCGGAGCTTTAAGTGGCTCACAAACGGCTTCAAGTGCAGATTATATAGATGTTGGAACGGTTAGGACAGTAACAACAAGCGGGTCTGTCACTTTTGAACGACATATAGATTACTCCTCTGTGTTTGATAATATCCCACAGGATTGGGATACATGGCCTGATACATTCGATGATTGGACAAATGAAGACGCTGGATTTGGGGACTTTTCAACAGCCATACAGGTCAGAGCAACAAATGATGATCCATCATCATCGCCCACTTGGGGGGCATGGGCTGATGCTCTTGGACAACAGGTGGTTGGACGTGGCTTCCAATTTAGGGTAAAGTTGGATGCAACCAATACTGAAGTGTCGCCTAAAATAACGGAACTCACAGGAACAATAGGTTACTAGATGTCACAAAACAGCTTAACAATCGGCAACGTCTCAGCCAGTGCTGCGAGAACTGCAATCAACAATGCCTTTGATACTTTAAAGACGCTACACTCTGGCGCTACTGCACCATCAAGCCCAAGTGCTTATATGTTGTGGTTTGAGACAGATACAAACAAATTACAAATTTACGATGGCGCTCAATGGATTGTAATAGGCGAAATGGATGCCGCTAATAATATTTTCCACCCCATCATTGGTAACTGGAAGCTGGATTTATCTGGTAACGATCTTACATTTGCCTACAACGGAACAGCTATGATGAAGCTCACTTCAACAGGTGCATTAACTACTGTTGGCGATATTACTGCATTTGGGACGATCTAAATGGCGATTGCTTCAACAGGCTCTATTTCTATGTCTACCATACAGACAGAGTTTGGCGGCTCTAATCCCATCTCCATCTCTGAATATTATCGCAGTAACACTTACGAAAATAATGTAAGCGGTAATAATACGGGCATCCCTCAGTCTGGCACAATTAAACTTAGCCAGTTTCGTGGCACAGTCCTTGCACGATACATCACTTATAAACTTCTTGGCGCTGGTGGTGGCGGTGGCTACGGTGTAGAAAATGGTGATGGGTCAGGTACAGCAGGTTCTGGCGGTAACAGTACATTAACTTTAGCAGGGACAACTGTTACAGCTACTGGGGGTGCTGGTGGTGGTAATGGGGATACATATTATACTTCTGATAATACGGCTGGGCAGAACGCAAATACTTCTCAGGGATATTCGGAAAACTTTGGTACATCTGGTGGATCTACTCCATACAATCAAAATGCTGCTGCTGGATCAGGTTTTGGTGCTGGTGGATCGGGCGGTGGCGGTGATAAACCTTCAGATTATGATAGCTCTGGGAACCGTGGGTCAGGTGGTAATGCTGGACAAGAAAAGGGTGGTTCAACCTATGTTAATGTCAGTACATCAATAAGCTATAGTCTAGGCTCTGGTGGTGCAGGTGGGCAATCTTTCCATGATGGTGCAAACGGTCTTGGTGGTTATGTCAAGTTGATTTCTAATGGTTCTCAGGTTGTCGCTACTGGCACAAGCGGAAGTTACACGGTGGTCTAATGCATTGGGTTGTCAAATTCGCTAAATACTCTAATTGTTTGAACACGATGAGCTTTACGGTTTACCCTTTTGTGCAAGAGCTTGTGTTTAGTTGCAGAAATAATCAATTAAGCGTTTGTGTTGTATTTACAGACATAGGCGCATTGCAAGACGTTATTGGCAATGTTCCATCTGAGTTGCAGTTGGCGAAAACAAATCGTTATGGCGTTGATTTGGAAAGTATAGAAACAAGTAAACTTAGATTATATTGTGATGGTCAGTCTGATGACGAAATGCTACGCAGCTATGCCTACAATGAATCTAAGCAACTAATTGAAAGTAAGATATATAAGCGTAGCACAGGACAATACCCTATTTTGATAGACCGTTATAACCCAGATGGAATTATCATAAATTCCGACGAACCTGAGTACAGTGGAAGTAGAGAACTTTGGACTGGTCCTTCAGATCTAATAGATACTGCAGAGGGTCACGATGTTATCTACTTAAGAAAACAAAACACAGATCAGTGTTACATGCGGATTATGAAATAGGGTAGAGGAATGGAATACGATTTACTTTGGACTGCTGGATTAACTGCCCTATTGAGTTTGTTAGGTTGGGCCTGTAGGAACATGTATTCTGAAGTACAGAGAATACAGGTTCTCCTTAACAAGACAAGAGAAGAGATCGCTAAGGAGTACGTCACTAGAGCAGAAGCCCAAAGTGACATGAATAGAATAATAGACCGACTAGAAGCACTCGACGCCAAACTGGATAGGATAATTGAGCGTCGATGATAGATCCCATAACGGCGATTTCAGCCGCTACCGCTGCTTTCGGCTACCTCAAGAAAGGTATTGCCGTTGGCAAAGATCTGCAGGATATGGGTGGTCAACTCTCTAAGTGGGCTGGTGCTATAGCTGACTTAGATTTTGCTGATCGTCAAAACCAGAAGCCCCCTTGGTATAAGGCTCTTGGTGGTGGAGTAGAAGCACAAGCTATGGAAATCTTTGCAGCCAAGCAGAAGGCTGCTTCCATGAGGCAGGAGCTAAAAGACTACATATCAGTTATGTATGGGCCATCTAAGTGGCAAGAGATATTAGAGATAGAAGCAGACCTACGTAAGCAAAAGCGAGAACATGAACACAGACGCATGGAAATAAAACAAGCTATAATAGAATGGACTGTAGGTACTGTTGTGTTTGTTGTTCTTATAGGTGGTCTTGTAGGATTTGTATGGTTGGCTAATCAATGACTGTAGATCTAGGATTGCTTGGCTATTTACCATTACCTTTAATGCCTTTCGATAAAGTGCAACCTCTCCCTAATAAGAAAGAACGTATTGTAGAAGAGACCCACAGATCTGTAGACAGAAAAGCAGAAGACTACAAATACGAAACAGCCTACGCATACCACCCGCATAATCAAGCTAAATATCAACTAGGACAAATAGTGGACTTTGTAGTAGCATGAAAATAACACCAGAATGGTTAGACAAGTGGCGCATATGGCCTCGCATGATCCTCACACTTTACGGGATTGCTTTCTATAACACAACAACTTGGTTTATGGCTCTGCCTGATCCCTCAAACGCTCAAGCAGGATTCGTTAGTGTGATCGTGGGGGCTGGGGCAGGTTTCTATGGAATATATGTAAATGGTAAAACCCCTACTCCTAGTGGTAATTCTAGCTCTAAGTAGCTGTACATCTCTGCCCTCATTCCTAAATCCCCTCGGTAGTAAAGGAGGCCCTACTGTTAATGCAAACGTCTTGGCGGGAAAAGAAAATACACAACAAGTGGTCGCACAACAAAATAGACAAGATGCAGGTAGGGACATTATCACCACCGAAGTTATTAAAGAGGTCGAGGCAGAGAGAGTCGAGCAACTCGAAATCACAAATACAAATATACCACCTTGGGTCTTGCTCTTGCTCTTACTTGGGTGGTTGTTGCCAACACCTCAATCCATCGGACACTGGTTTGGTAACTTATTCGTTTCAATCTTTCAGAGGAAGAAATCCAATGACGTTTAAACTCGGAGCTCGTAGTGAAGAGAAATTACTAGGAGTAAACGAAACACTCGTAGAAATCGTGAACCACGCCATATCTGTAAGCAAGCAAGACTTCTCAGTAATTTGTGGTAGAAGGACCAAACAGGAGCAAGAGGCTCTGGTTGCTAAAGGTGCCTCACAGACAATGAAGAGTAAGCACCTTGAGGGCAAGGCGGTAGATCTTATGGCTTATATAGCTGGATCTGGTGGTCGTTGGGAGCTTAATCTGTACGATGAGATTGCTGATGCTATGGCAGAAGCTGCTGCTAGATTAGGTGTTACCAATTTGCGCTGGGGGGCAGCGTGGCACATAGGGGATCTGGCTTCTTGGTGGGAAAATGGAAACACTGCAGAGCAAGCCATGAATGCCTATGTAGACTTGAGGAGATCTGAAGGCAGAAGACCTTTTATAGATGCACCGCACTTTGAGCTTGCGTAAAGAAATAAAATCTGTATAATACAGAAATTACCTCCATTTAAGACTAAAGGCCCCTTTCGGGGCCTTCTTTTTTGTCTTCATGTGCTTTCTTTATCTTCATCCCATTGTATACATCGGAAGTCAGTTATCTTCCAACCTTGTTTGTAAAAGTGCGCTGCTCCCACCTCTACTGACATCTGACACAACTCTTCTGTAGGTCTTAAGATAGGGTCTATCTGTGCCTGACACAGACCCTCATTCAAGCAGATAAGTAGGACTGCGCTCCACATTATTTTATCTCCTCTTTAAGTCTTGTTAAATACCAGATAGCCTTATCTATATCTTGGACAGACTTTCCTTTGTAAGGCCACCTCCAAACATACTTGAAAGCAGCTTGCCAACAATATGCAGCATGAGGGGACACTACAGCGTTTTCAGTCATGGCAGACATAGCATCAATACACTCTATAGTGCTATTGTAGTGGGGAGGGTGATTAACCATATCTACAGGGGGGTTGTTCTCCCCATAGAAGCCATACTCATCAAACTTCTTGCGGAACTCTTCCTGTTCTTCAGCCATCTCTTTTCTCCTACTTGTAGAAAACATGATCTTGTATCCTCCTTGTTTCCTCTAGGTGCTTCCTCCAATAAGGAGTACTCTTAATAGTGTGATAGTGAGTACTCCCTTTAGTAGGGTCTTCTACATCTAAGGTAAGTACGAAGGCAGCTATTACTCGAGAATCTACCCAAGCCTCTTTTTCGTAAGGCTTGTCCGATTTTCCATCACAGGCCCAACTAAACTGACACTTATGCTTACCTTTGTTGACCCCTTGATAGATTACAGAGCATACATCATCTGGAAACTTAGGGCTTTCTACCCTGTTCAAGACTACATATGCTACTGCAATTTTTCCATCTAGGGGTTGGTTACGTGCCTCATGGTAAATATTTAACGCAAGACACGTAAGAGCTTCCATAATCAAAACGTAGGTTCTCCGTTATCGTCTAAACCAGCTAGACTATTCCAGAGCTCTCTGGGGTCTACTAGCTCCTTTTGTTGAGAGAGGTAGGGGCTCTCTAGAACCCCTATGCTCTCTAAATGTTGAGTAAGATAAAGTGGCAGTTGATTTTCCATTGCAATCTCCTATTCGCAACTACGTAAACCTGTGGAAGGATCAAAGTAACAAGCTCCTCCCTCTGTGATTACAGGTTTTACATCTTCATCAACAAACAAGTCAAGCTGTTTTTCTGGCTCTTCTGCAATATCTTCAGACGCAGCAGAATTAAGTATGCCATAGCGTTTACCAGAAGCCCTAAAGGTGGTGCATCCAGAAGCTCCTCCTTCATAAGCAGCCATGTAGACATCCTTAAACTCTTCCCAGCTTATATCATCCCCTACGTTACAGGTCTTGGAGCAAGCACTGTCCACATATTTAGAGGCGACATTGAGAACCTCTACATGATCAAACACAGATAACTCATCGGCAGTTTTACCTTTTACTCCAAACTCTCTGTAGCCGTAATCTTCTACTCGCTCTACTCTTGGTCCTTCAAAGGTTTGAATAGTGCGGTCATAGTAATGGCTAAACACAGGTTCAATACCAGAGCTGATATTGTCAGCAGAAAGAGATATAGTTCCTGTAGGTGCAATAGAGAGCAGATGAGAGTTGCGGATACCGTATCTTTCAATATCCCTGCGGATCTCTTTTGGAAGTGTTAGCGCACACTCACTGGTCAGATAATTCCTATCAAACAGAGGGAATGCCCCCTTCTCTATTGATAAAGAGATAGAGGTACGGTAGGCAGTGTCTCTCAAGACTTGCATAATGGCAGAAAGCTCTTTGAGGAACCTTGGCTTGCCGTAGGGGTAGCCTAAGGCTTCCAGAGCATTAGCTACACCAGTGAGGCCTAACCCCATACGCCTCTTGTTCTCAGCTTCTTTCCTTTGCGACTCAAGCGGATAAGTAGCACGATCTACTACATTATCCATAGCTCTAACTACGATAGGGATGTCATGTCGGAACATATCCATATCAAACACCCTAAATCCGTGTGAGCTTACCTTTATGTACTTGGTTAAGTTAAAAGACCCAAGTAAGCAAGCGCCATTAGGCGGAAGTGGCTGCTCTCCACAAGGGTTTGTGGCTGAAATAGTTTCACAATACCAAAGGTTATTTTTACGGTTGATACGGTCAATAAATAAAATACCTGGTTCTGCCCAGTCCCATGTAGATCTGAGAATGTCATCCCAAAGAGCCTTAGCTTTTACTGTCTTGTATACTCTACCCTTAAAGGTAAGATTAAAGTCACCGTCAGATTTAACAGCTTGCATGAACTTGTCAGTAACACCTACAGAGATGTTAAACTGAGTAAGCTCCGTGCTGTTGTTCTTAGCCCTAATAAACTCTTCGATGTCAGGGTGATCTACACGCAAAACACCCATTTGGGCTCCGCGTCTGTGACCTGCGCTAGAGATGGTTTTACAGATGCTATCGAAGATTCCCATAAAACTAATAGGACCACTAGAGCGACTGTCTAGTGACTTAATCATAGCCCCTTTAGGTCTAAGCGTAGAGAAGTCGTAACCAATACCTCCACCAAGTCTCATAGTCTGAGCAGCATCTCTAGCTGCACCCATGATACCATCCATGCTATCTTGTATAGTCTCTGAAACAAAGCAGTTGTAAGGAGTAACTTGACGAGGAGATCCCATAGAAGATTGCACACGTCCTGCAGGTAAGAACCTTTGTTCTAACAGAATATCCCTAAAACTTAAATAATGCTCTTTGTCATCTTTTAAAGCGTAAGCAACCCTAGTCATAGCTTCCTCGAAGCTTTCATTAGGGGCTCTATATTTCATTGCGTGAATCTCTTCACTGATCGGTAGGGTTGGCCCATATGTATTTCTCATCTATTATCTCCACTTCCTTTTATGGTTCCGTTTTTTTGTCGTTTATCAAGTTTATCTAGGTTTACCTTTGCCACCTCTGACAAGGAGAATCCTAGGTCGTTTGCAAGTACAGCAATGTACCAGAGAACATCCCCAAGTTCCTTAGAGATGGCTGCTTTATCTACAGTCCCATCTCTGATCCACTTCTTTACTTTATCCGCCACTTCCCCAGCCTCACTAGCAAGGCCCAGAGAAGGATAGACCACGCGATACTTACGGTCATAAATAGCGTAAGCAATCGCTTTCTTTTGGTAGTCGTCGAAGTCATAGAACTCCTCCATTTTCATGAATGCCTCTATATCATCTCTAC